GAATAACCCAATGGTAACGATGGCGCAGTATGCCGGCACGTTGCGCGAAATTGCTGAAATTGGCGGCTTCAAAGATGCAAGCAAATTCTTTAACCCGCCGGAAATAATTGCGCAGCAAATGCAACAGCAAGCGCAGCAAGCGCAGCAAGGCCAACAGCCATCACCAGAAATGATAAAAATTCAGCAAGACTTTGAATTAAAGAAAATGAAAATAGAGGCCGAGATCAAACTTGACCGCGAAAAAATGGAAGCAGAGCTTGCCATGCGCCGCGAAGAATTAGCGCTGGAAAGCCAGTTGCGCGCAGCTAAAGCAATAACAGACGCAGAAATTTCAACCAATTTGCCGCGAGTGTAAAAATGGAAAAAAAATCATCACCCCCTAAAAAGCTAAATATTAAAGGCCAACCGCACCACCTTGCTTATATTAATGATGTCGAAGATGGACTATTGCGGGCGCTTGGCGGTTCGGGACAGCATGTCAACGGAATACCATCCTTTTTTATGAGTGAAGGAATGGGTGTTGATAGTGGTGGGTCAAGTATTGGTCAGGATAACTATGGCGGTCAGGATAACTATGGCGGCGACGACGGCGGCGGCTATTATGAAGAAGACACAAACGATTCTTCTAGTTATGGCGGAGTAAGCGACGCCCAAAGGCAAGCTGCCATTGCACAAGCAGAAGGCGCTTTGACGCAAAGCATTTTAGAACATGGTGCATTGCAGTCGGGTATGACGCCAGAAGATTTTGCATTTGATGCGGGGCAAAGTAATGCAGATAGAGTGGCTCAATCATATTTTGATTATGCCGACGTTTTTGGTCCTGAAATTTATTCATCAAACTACATCGGCGGTTCCATTCCTGACGCAATCAAAAACCGCAGCTTAAAATCGCTGCTTGGTGTGCCAAGTTATTCAAGCTGGATGGATGACATTCCAACGCGCACAGCGTTTGCAAATATGGCAATTGACAGAGTGCAAAACCGCATTGATGGCTACAATAATGACAAAAGTTTTCTTGGTCAGAAAATGGCGCCAATTAATTCCTATTTTGCAAATAACATAATTAAAGGGTTGCAAGCTGGCGGGCGCCCCGTTTTGGATGCCACAGGCCGCGTTGCGGGCGTGTTTGAAAAAGGCCCGTTTGGGTTCGGCGAGGTTTATACTGGAACGCCTGTTGAGGGGGTTGTCGGGACAGGGTTTGACAATCTCCAATTTGGTGGAACCGAAGATGTTAAGCCGCCCAACCCCCTAACAGGGCAGTGCGAAGAAGGTTATGTCTTTGATGAAGATTTACAGGCTTGTCGTGTAGACACAGGATCATCGCCCGTGAACGGCGATCCCGCAGACCCATCTGACGGTGCATATTACCGCCCGACAGGGCTAGAAAGCGCGCCAGCAAACTTGCCGGCTGGCGTTGATTATGACGCGCTTAACAAGCAGTTTATCGACACTTATGCCTATCGCCCGCAAGACTTTGTGAACCCGATGTCATTAAATGGCTTCGTTAAAGTCTAATGAACGAGGGGAAACTGCGCGGGCAGCGCGAGCGCGCCAGCAATGCGGAGCGATTACTTAATGAGCCTCTTATAAAAGAAGCTTTTGATTATTTAGATACTGAATTTATGCGCGCGTGGAAGCAATCCTCAGTTGAGGACACGCAAGCCCGCGAGCGCATTTATAATCTGTGCCAAGCCTTAGAAGCAGTCAAAGGGCATCTAAAGTCGGTTATAGAAACCGGCAAAATGGCAAAGGCGCAGTTGGATCAACTCAAAAAATAGGTGAAAATTATGGCTGACAATTCCAATCAGGAAACCAGCAATTTATCAATAAACGATGCAATGTCTTCCCTTTTGCAAGACCCCGAAGTGGATAACCAAGCAGAAGAAGAAGCAGCACCAGCCGACGGCGTTGAGCCGGAGGCTGAAGCCTCAGAAGACGAGGCGCTAGATGTTACCGAAGAAACTGAAGAAGATCAGGATGAAGCGGAAGCAGATGACGCCGAAGATGATGGGGAAGATGCCTCTGACGAAGATGAACCTGACGACGATGACGACGAGCCTCAAACCCTAACCGCCATAGTGGACGGTGAAGAAATTGAGATAACCGTCGAAGAAGCGGTTGCGGGTTATCAGCGACAGAGCGCGTTCACAAAGCGCATGCAAGCGCTCGCAGTAGAAAAGAAATCATTAGACGCCGAAGTCGTACAGACGAGGCAACTGCGGGACGAGTATGGCGCAAGGTTAAACCAACTCGCCGAGCAACTACAATCCAATCAGATAAATGATATTGATTGGGACAGGGCTTATGAGGAACTTGATGCAAAGGACTACGCTCGCCTCGTTCAAACGGCTAACCAGCAAACTAAAGATGCTGAGTTAGTGCGCCAAGAACAGGCACGCATAGCAACAGAGCAAAGCGCGGAACGTCAGCAACTATTTCAAAGGCACCTTGCAAATGAGGGGCAAAAAATGGTTGAGATTATTCCGCAATGGGCTGACCCAAAAGTTAGAGACACAGAGCGAAAACAGGTCATCCAATATGCTCAAACTTTGGGATATACCCCGCAAGAAATATCGCAGGCCAGCGATGCTCGCGCGGTCAAAGCACTTTATGACAGTTGGAAACTTAGCCAGTTAGAAGATTCGGCGAAGGTAGCCAAAAAGAAAGTCAGAAAGGCGCCAAAGGTTGCGAAAGCCGGCACTCCTAGAAGCAAGGGTGAAAGCCAAACCAGACGCAAAAAGCAATTAGCAAGCGTTCTGGATTCTGAGCGCAGCGTCAACGCTGCTGTAAACCTTTTACTTGGATAGAGTAGGAACTTAAAATGGCAACTGCAACAACAGCAACCGCCGTCGGGGAACGGGAAACCCTAGCCGACATAATTTATAAAGTGGACAGTGACGAAACTCCCATTTTTTCAGCAATGCAAAAAGAAACTTCCAATGGTGTTTTCACCGAATGGCAGGTTCAGGAATTAGCCAGTGCGGGCGCAAATGCGGTCGCGGAAGGCGCAGATATGTCCGATACCGGCGTAACTGCAACTGTCCGGCTTGGCAACTATCACACAATTAGCCAAAAGGGTTATATCGTATCGAAAACCCTCGATGCTGTTGATAAAGCGGGTCGCGCTCGTGAAGTGGCTTACCAGCGGGTCTTAAAAGGCCTTGAGCTTCGGCGTGATATTGAGCATATGGTTGGAAACACCAATCAGGCTCGCGCGGCTGGCGCAACCCGCCAATCAGCAAGTCTTTCTTGTTGGGTGACAAATGGATCAGTTGGCGCCGGTAACGGCGCGTTCGCAACTGGTGACGGCACAGACGCAATCACCGCCGGCACCGCGCGTCCGTTGACTTTGGCATTGCTTGACGATGCTGTTCAAGACGCTTGGGCTGATGGTGGTTCACCATCAATGCTTGTTTGTTCAGCTACAAACCGCGCGAACATCAGCGATCTTGCACAAGCCGGCACAAACTTGGTGACAAACCAAGTAAACACAACCGCTAACAAGGCACCGTCCTTCGTTGGCTCCGTTAGTGTTTACATGACGGATTTTGGAACCTTAGACATTACGCCATCAAGATTTATGGGTAATGACCGCGTTTTTGTGATTGATCCAAACTTCGTTTGCTTGTCAACCATTAACGGACGTAACTTTTCCGAAAATGACATTGCAAACACAGGCGATGCTGAAAAATCGCAAATCATCTGTGAATGGGCGCTAAAGGTTAAAGCCCCGAAAGCACATGGTGCGATTTTCGATCTTAATGGTTCTTAAACCATAAGTCATAACAACTAAAGGGGCGCTTCGGCGCCCCTTTTTAATGGGGCAAGTATGACCAAAAAATTAGTTAGTAATTCCAATGGAACCGAAACTTGGCTGCATGACGCCGATAAAGGTTTTGTTATTGAAAAACGTCAAGAGGTTGATGCCATCTTGGACGCAAATAAAAAGCAGGCAGCGCAATATCGCGCCGGCAGCATGGTTGGCAATACGCAAAAGCATTGGCAGCATGTCGCAGAAATACCAGCGACAGTTTATTTGGAATTGCGCGCAAAACTTGGCGAGCCAAAAGATAACCCAACAGAGTGGAAGCGCTGGCTCAATGATTATGACAATCGTTTTTTTAGAACAGGCGGCGGGAACGTATAATGGCTATTTCTGACTATGCTTCGCTCCAAACCGCGATTGCAAATTTTGCAGCGCGCAGCGACTTAACAGCCCAAATTCCAGAGTTTATTCAGCTAGCGGAAGCGCGCATGTCGCGGGAGTTAGAAAGCCGCAGTCAGGAAAAGCGCGCGCAGGCAACGCTAACAGCAAACAACGAATATATCAGCTTGCCAACAGACTTGCGCGAGGTGAGGGAGGTAAAACTCAACACCAGCCCGCTAACAGTTTTGGAATACAAAAGCCCATCGGCATTAGATACTGATTATTCGACAACCGGTGCAGGCAAGCCGCAGGCTTACAGTATTGTCGGCGATGAAATGAAATTGCGCCCGACACCTGATACGGCTTACACCGCAGAAATTGTTTACATTGGCTCTATTGAACCGCTTTCAGCGACAAACACAACTAACAATATTTTGCTTCGGCATTCGGATGCTTACTTAGCTGGCGCCCTTGCCGAACTTTACACCTATCTGATGGATGAACAACGCGCCCAACTTTATGACCAAAAATTTAGTCGTGCGATTCAAGAAATCCAGAAAGACGAGCAAAGAAGCCACTATGGAACCGGCTCGTTGCAAATCCAATCAATTTACCAACGCCAAAACACAGGAGCATAAATAATGTCCGCAATGTCAGACTATTTGGAATTAAAATTCCTCGATCACTTCACAGGCAGGGCTGCAACAAGCGCGCCGAACGCCGTTTATCTTGGTCTTAGCACCGGCTCTATGGTTGATGATAACTCAGGCACAGAATTATCCGGCTCTGGATATGCGCGGCAAGCAATCACCTTTGCGGCTGCGGCGTCAGGCTCTATTGCCAGCAACGCGGCGGCTGAGTTTCCGGCTGCAACGGGGTCGTGGGGCAGTGTAAGCCACTGGGCGATTTACGATGCGGCAAGTTCTGGCAACCAGCTTTTTCATGGCTCCTTTGCCACCGCAAAAACAATTGCAACTGGTGACATTCTAAAGGTTGCTTCTGGCGATCTGACTATCACTGCGGCTTAAAAATGGCGAACCTTGACGCACTAGCTGCGCTTGGCGCGTTGGATGCCGCTGATAGCATTGGCAACATTGACCAGCTAGATAACGTCACCATTCATTCAGCTACCGGCACCGCCGCGACATCAGCGACAGCCACCGCCGCAGAGCCAATCAAAATGAAAGGTTTTAGTGCGGTTGCTGCAACGGCTGCAACAGCAACGGCAGATGTGGGACGTACAAAAGGCATGGTCAGCGCTGCAACTGGCGCCGCCGGATCAGTTACGGCAACAGCGTTCCTTATCAGGTTGGTTAATGGTCAACCGACTGCAAATGTAAGCGCGACGGCAACTGCAACTCATATCCGTCAGGTTGCATCGGTGGCGGCTGTTACCTATGCCGTAACGGTTGCGAACGTGGGCGGGTCAAATGTGTTTGTGCTTAATGGTTCAAATAATCCAACGCTGTCGCTTTTAAAAGGACACGTTTATATTTTTGACGTGAGTGACGCGACGGTTTCGGGGCATCCTCTAGGATTTAGAACCAGCGGTGATAACCCTTATACTGGTGGCTCTCAAGTCATCGGCACTGCCGGAACTTCTGGTGCAAAGGTGGTTTTAATTGTAAAAAGTAACGCCCCCGCGAGCTTTAAATATTACTGCACCGTGCATGGGAACGCGATGGGTAATACAATATCAGTTTCAGCATCGACACAACCACCGGCATTAGCAACTGCCGAAGCCGGCAACCCGACACCTTTAACTGTGATTAACGCTAGCGCCAGCGTTACGGCGGCGGCTTCGGCTACTGGTCAACCCGTAGGCGTTCTATCTTTTGTCGGTTCAGCCGGTATAACAACATCAGCATCAGTTCACGCATCCACACAAATTTTAGGTGAAGCTTGGACAGTTCAACCTGACACAAGTGGGGCTTGGTTCGTACAATGATTGAATTCGGCGAGTGGCTACCTGACCAGCCAGATTATTTAAACAAAGGCGTGACAACCGCGTTAAACTGTTATCCGTCTGCAACTGGCTACAGAAGCGTCAAAGCCTTTCAAGCGGTTTCTGGTGCAGCGACAAACACTATTGCAGGCGTTTTCGCGGCAAAGGAAAACTCCGGCAATGTCAAGCTTTTTGCTGGCGATGATGCAAAGCTTTATGTTTTTGGCGGCTCTGGCAATGCGTTGGTAAATGCTAGTAAAGCTGGAAACTATAACATTGGTGCATCAGGGCGTTGGCGCTTTACGCAGTTTGGTGACAAGGTTTTGGTCGCAGGCACTACCGCCGAAGATGTGCAGAAATGGCAACTTGGGACAGATACCAGTTTTTCAGACCTATCAGCCTCTTGCCCAAAATGCGATTTTATTACGGTCGTGCGCGACCAAGTTTGGACGGCTTCGGTTGATACGGGTTCCGGCAAAATTCCCTTTCGGGTGCAATGGTCTGGCATAAATGACGAAACAAGCTGGACTGTTGGGACAGATCAAAGTGACTTTCAAGACATTCCTGACGCTGGCGCGATTACCGGCCTCGCTGGCGGGCAAACAGCCGTCATATTAATGGAGCGGGCAATTGCTGTCGCAAGTTATGTCGGCTCGCCTTTAATTTATCAGATTGACAGAGTGGAAACTGCGCGGGGTTGTGCATATAGCGGATCAGTTGCGCAAATTGGTCGGATGGTTTTCTATTTATCAGAAGATGGTTTTTACGCTTTTGATGGCACAAAAAGCCAGCCTATCGGCGCGGAAAAAGTAAACAGATTTTTCTTTGATGATATGGACGCGGCATATAGCAGTAAAATGAGCGCGGCAGTAGACCCAACGCAACAAGTAGTGGCGTGGTCATACGTTTCAAATTCTTCGGCTGATGCTTCACCTGACCGTATGATTGTTTTTAATTATGCGGTAAATCGCTGGTCGCTGGTTGAGGTTGGGGCTGACATTATTGCGCCTTTTTTCACGTCAGGCCAAACTTTGGATTCGCTCAATACTGTTTACACAAATATCGACAGTGTTGGCTCGCTGATTGACAGCCATCTTTTCAAAGGCGGAAGTTTTGTTTTTGGTGGCGCGTATAACAAAATGCTGCACGCATTTACTGGCGCCCCGCTCGCGGCCACGTTTGAAACGGCTGAACTTTCTGTTGCAAATGATAAACATGCGCTGGTGACAAGGACAGTCCCCCATTTTACCGGCGGCAGCGTTTCGATGAAAATAGGCGTCCGCGACAGGCACGATGACCCTGTGGTTTTCGATGCTGGCAGCGCATTAACAAACGAAGGTTTTTGTGAGCATCGCGTGCAAGGCCGGTTCCATCGCGCGCAAATGACCATCAACGGAAATTGGCAAAACGCGCAAGGCGTTGACATAGAGGGGCGTCAACTTGGCAGGCGCTAGCTTTAGGCGGTTGCCAAGCGAGGCAATTGACCCGCGTGAAATAAGCCTTGTTGTCAACAATATTTTGGCGGGCAAGTTAAACTCAACCGGCACCGTCACATTAACTGCAAACGCTGCAACGACTGTTGTT